TTGTAGTGTATATGACATACTCGCTCTGTTTTTTTGTTTTCATCCTAGTTCTCCATATAGTTTCTTCTCACCTCTAATGTTAGCTGAACGTGTGCGAAAAAGATTACAACTTTCAGTAACACTTGCTATTTCATATCTCAAAGTTATATATTTTTCTTTTTGCTCTGCTATTTTGTTGGTAAAAATCGTTACTTCAGGGTGGTCTTCTGACATGGCTTCTCTGTCTTTAACTGTCAAGCCAGCCTGTCCTTTTGTTTCTAGAAATTTGCGTGCTTTAACTTGCTTTTGCTGTGCTACTAGCTTCTCGTACAAAGACTCTGCTCTTCCTAGCTCAGAGCCTAAAACTCTCAACTTCTCTACTGCACGCTCTAGTTCTTCATCACCTAATCTAATCATCTTTTTAAAAATCCTATTAATTTAGTTTTCAAATCATTTGGCAAATTGTTGTAGTTATTACCAATCATTATTTGTTTGTATAAGTTTACAAAGACCTCTTCTTTTTTATCTGTCTCGTATTGTGGCAACCTCAGTAATCTGTTTCCCCCAAGCTTGTTCCATACCTCAATCGCAACCTTGTCTTTTACTTCTTTGTTTTGGAAAAATTCTTGATACAACGCCCTAATAGATACATCAGATTGTTGTAAATATTTAGTAAGATTGACAGCTACTTGAGGCTTCCACTCACCTATCTCTAAATCATTAGTGTGCGATATGAAAGAGGCTACCACTGCGTCTACACTATAATGTTGTAGACTTATCCAAAACATCAACTGCTGTGCTGTTGTTAGTTTCGGTTGCTTTGGGTATGTCTCATCGAATAACTTTATTAATTGTTTAAACTCGTCTTTATTCATACTTTTTAGTTTATTAACGCATAGTGATGATGGCTACAGTCTTAGTTCTACGAATCATCACTATACTTCCTGAGCAGTTTCGTAGACAGACTTACTCAGGTCTAATTCTTTTTATATATATACACACATATATGTGTATGTATATTTATATATATAATAAATTATATATAATTACCATATATTAAATAAAAAATCAAATCAATACTTGATTAATTAATATTAACATATATAATTTGGTTATTATGACAGAAAAATACGAGAATCTTGCAGGTAGTAATGACAAACCTGACGAAAAAACAGACATGATATTGAGAATATTAGAAGGTGATTCTAAACAAAAGCTTACCTATGCAGATGTTTGGAATACTTTGTCGAAGGTAGATGTAACTGGAAAGACAGAAGAAAAGCAAGGCTATACATATCTGAAGTGGTCTTATGCTATATCAGTGATGAACGAGCATTATCCACAACATCATGTAATATTTGATGATACTAAACACAGGTTTTTTGAGGATGGTTCACAAGAAATCTATTGTAGAGTAGAGATAGATGACCTGTATAAAGAAATGTGGTACCCAGTTACAAACTATGCAAATAGCCCCATAATCAAACCTAGCTGTTTCGATATAAACACAGCAAAAATGAGAGGAATGGTAAAATGTATTGCTATGTGGGGTCTAGGCATACAAATATACCACAACGGAACTACCATGCCTGAGAGTGGACCAGCGATAACTAACATAACTGATGAGGCGTTATTAGATATCAGAGACGCTGAAAAACAAGAGGCAACTATAGCTAAGGCGTTTAAAGACGGCAAGTTAAAGGACAATGAAACTGATGAGATGCAATTCGGTACCGCATTACAGCCCGAGATAAAAGAGACAAAGCACCCATATATACCTGACAATCTAAGGACATCTTTGTTTAAAGACTACGCTTATGGTCTTACATACAAGGCAAAGAACGACTGGAGGATGTCGCCAGCTAGCAGAGTCAAAAGACTCAAAGCAGACATAGAACAGGTCGATATACCTTTACCTGACAGAGCATTAGCTAGCGTCAAATATGGAACATACAATGAAAGGTGTGGGATAGCAAAGTGGATGTTAGTCAATCAGCAACCATGCTTGCACCACAACGACAACCAAAAAAACTGGAAACTTGAAAAGTTTGCAGAAGATAATGGCAGAAACATTGTATTAAGCTCAACACCTGACGGCATGACTATGGACAAAAAAGGTCTTATCGAGGTCAAATGTAGCTCACAAGGTAAAGCTAACTACGATGAGTTTCCTAAGCAATACTTACCGCAGATTGCTGGACAACTCATGGTTTTAAATATGTCTGACCCTGACTTAGATTTAGAATACGTTGATTTAGTTAATTGGACACCTGCACGCACAAAAATATGGAGGTATACAAGAGACAAAGAATACGAAAAGAACTTAGAAGAAAACCTCGTAGACTATGCCAATGCACTATTAGGTAAGGAGGAATTACCCAAGAAACCTAAGGCTTACGAGGGCAATACTACAAAAAACATTAAGTTAATTTATGATGAGTCTAACAATGTCTAAAAAATTATTCATTCCACCAAGACAAGCTAGGCTCATTAAAGATGAGGTTGATAAACTTATTGACCTCATTAAAAAGCTAGACATAGGCACAATGACACAAAGACAATATATGGAAGAGGTAGATAAATTTTACAAACAAACAACGGAGAATAAAGATGATTGAGTATTTTAATTTGTTTATTAACAAAGACGTCAAAGAATCAGATGAGATGAAAGCTTTGATTGAAAAAGTTAAGAAAGTACAAAAGGAAAGCGGTAAAAAACAACCGATTTTTAACAACAGCGAAAGCACTGATACTAATGCTGAAAACAGCGAACATAAAACTATGGACATATCTGTTTTTATCAATCAGAAAGATAAAGGACCTTATGCAACTGTTAAATTAGTAAGCAAAGAGGAAGACGGAAGTCCTTTCTAGGCTTCCTTCCCTTCCTTTTCGATAACGAAAGTAAGCTAAGGAGGTAAAATGACTTACAACAAAGAATATTATCAGAGAAATAAAGAGAGAGAGAACGCAAAAACAAGGGCTGATTATGAAAAACACAGACCTAAGAGGCTTGCTTCCCTTCGAGAAAAACGAGCTAACCGCACGGAAGAACAAAAAAAACTAGATAAAGAAAAGATGAGAGAATATTACTACAAGAATAAAGAAAAATTGAACGAATATTCTAGAAATAGGTATGCAAAAACTAAAGACAAGCTAAGGATAGCTGAGGAAAAGCTGGCACAACTAGAAAAAAAGGAGACCGACAATGACATTTGAGCAAGAAACATTACAAGAAATCTACAACTTATGCTCCCACTATAAAAGTAAAGAAGGAAACGCAGGCACACTAGCTAAGATGATATGCGATAAAGTAGAAAGCACTAAAAATGCAGATTACTTTGCTCTTTGGCTACAAAAAAAAGATATACGCTGAAAAATAGTATTGACATAGTTATTAACTATGTTAGTATGATTCTCAACAGGTTTATTAATGGCTAATTTTCCTGTTATAAGGTAGATAGTGTTGGTGGCAGAAATGCCGAGAGGGAATGTAAAAGCGATAAGGTAATAGCATACAAATTAATTGGGCTGGTCAGTATGTAGACACTTTCCAAACCTTTGATGAACCACTTTTCCCCTATCTACCACTAACTAAAGTGAGGGTAAGTAAATGATGGTAAGAGTATATAAAGATGTTTATGTAGGGTTGTATGAGAATTACGAAGATGATTACAAACAAATTGCTTTAGATGTAGCATTAGGTTGTTCGAGTGATTTTGATGTAGAAATATTGGACGATAAAAGAGAGGATAAGTAAATGAAACTAACAGAACATGAGCTAGCTAAGAGGCTAGACAACGAGTTTGATGATTGTGATTTTTCCATACATGAATGTGCTACAAAAGGAACAGTAGCTAAGGTATATTTCTACGAAGAAAAACACGAAGAGGAGGAAGATGATGAGTGTAATAATAGTTAAATTAGATAATGTTCATAGAGATGAACAGGAAACTCTCAAGGAATATCTTGAAAGTAAATGTTGGGATTGGAAAGAAATAGAGAAGGAAGATGATGAGCTAGCAACGGAGCCAGCAAAACCTAAAACAACTAAAGAATACTTCGATGAATGTTTATTAAGGTGGGGCGGAAGTGTCAAAAGGAAGTAAATCTAGAATATCAAATAAGCAAGCTTTCGATGAAGGTTTTGACAGAATATTTAGAAAAAAAGAACGAGAAAAGCCATATATCAATGAATACGGAGATGACAAAGTCCTAATTATTGATGATGAAGGAAACAAATACACAGAGGAAGAGAAGAAATAAATCCTTCCCTTCCCTTTAGCTAACAGGAGATATTATGAAAGAGAGAGAAATTAACATTTTGTTTGTAATCATAACGATTATTCTTACAACAATAATTTTTGTTGGATAGTATTGACATTAAAAATAATTATGTTAATATTAACCTAACTAACAAATACAGGAATTAACATGAATCATATAAGCACTAAGTATCTACCAGCTACGGACACAAGAGGGGCAAGGATAAAAGCCAGCACAACCGCAGATAAAAAACTTTCGATAATCCGCCCTTATGATTACAAGCTAGATACAGAGCCTAACCATAGGGCAGTAGCTAAGGAACTATTTGAGATACTCGGCTGGGAAAAAGAGGACAAGAGAGCCTACATTGGAACAACTGACAGAGGTTATTCTTATACATTCCACTATAAATGGAACACTGTAGACTTCTAAATCTGTTGCACATGTGCAAATAAATACAGAAAGCCGAAAAGACTACAAAGTCCGCCTACTTACTAGCTAACAGGGTAATAGACACAATAGAAGAAGTAAGTAGGAAATTACACAATATTGGCAAGGCACGGAATAAAAGACGTACCTATTCGCACACCCTCCCAATCCTCACAAAATGCAACCTAATCACTAGCTAATGGCACCTAACCAGCCTTCCCTTATTGCTTCCCTTCCCTTCACTAGCTAATAGCCTTCCTTCCCTTCCATTTATTGATAAAGGCACACACAACAATAATGGCAAACCTATCGTGGTTGCTGGCTAATGTTCCACGTGAAACATATTTCCAATAATGTGTTGACATAAGGAATAAGTATGATAGTATTGACATAACTAACAAACAGGAGAAAAAAAATGACAGTAGAAGTAACAAAAGAAGAGTTCCAAAGGTTTATAGACGTGAGAGATAGTGGAATAGTAAACACTGTATCGCCTCAGGTACAAACTCTTGCTGGTATATCGAAAGAGGTACATATGGCAATATTAAACCAATTCACGGAGCTGGAGTCTAAGTACAGTAGCTAACAGCCCTGTTAGTTGGGTAGGAGAAGTTGTTGAGTAGTAGTATCCTCATCAGCTTCTCTCAGGAGGACAATAAATGAATGTAAAAGAGTTAATAGCAGAACTACAAAAAGTAGAGGATAAATCATTAGAAGTAAGATGTATCGATGTAGCTGATACTGACGATTACAATGCGTGGGCTTACAAGGTAGAGGAAAGCAGTACGGGTTCTAGTGGATATGAATTATCGGGCGAGGTTAGGATACTAGCGTCAGAGTAGCAGTGTAATCTTTGTCAGCTTCCCTTTCCTTCCCTTTCTTTGTTTGTTTCCTTCCCTTTCATCACAAGATTATATATTGGTTCTTCTTTGTCAGATGTATTGCTAGCTAGTAGGATATCAAAATAATTTACTATATTAATATTTGTACTTACTATATTAATTATGTTAATATTAATTATCTAACTAACAATGGATATAATTATGCAAAAGAAACTTAATTTTACTTGGTGCAAAGATACTATTATTGATGCAGTAGGTAATGATATCTTTACTGCTATCTTTATTAAAAAAGATGGCAGTGAACGTAAAATGACTTGTAGGTTCGTAGCTGATAAAGGCGAACTTGCAATTGGTGAGCATGACCGAATCTTAACAGTGAAGGAAATGTTACATAAGCCACAGTTTAGAAGAGTAAGCTTAGATAGTCTTATATCTCTTAAACACAATGGCATAACTTATAAATTTAACTAACAGAAGGTAATAACAATGCAAATAATACAAGAAGGAAACGCAGACGCTCTAGAAGTGCCAGCTGGTATTAAATTTGATATAGCACTAGAACCATTACAAACAAGAGATGGTTTAATTGTAGATTATCAGACTAGACGTGCAGTAGTAGATAAAACTAATGGACGTGTTGTAGGGACATGTGGTAAGAACTACAGCCCTACAGCGTACTATGATGTTTTTGATATGGTAAGTAACAGTCTTAGGAAATCAGGCATAGATTTATCTAATATTAAAGTTATAGATAATACTTATGATGGTGGTGCTAAGGCACACAGAAAAATTCAATTTAACAAAATTGAAAAATCACTAGCTAAGAAGGATGATGTTATAAAACTAGAACTAAATATACATAGTTCATTGGATTTATCACGTAAGATATCATCTATATTTGGTGCTATTCGTCTATGGTGTTTAAATGGATGTGTTACATCTGATTATAATGTAGCTAGACATTTTAAACAAACAGTCGGACTTAACACAAATTGGCTAGCTAACAACTCAGTATCAGCATTAGAAAACTTTGAAAACAATAAAGTTATGTTTGATAGAATGTTAGCTACCAGCGTAACAGATGATGAGGTAGCTAAATTCTTTAAAGAGACTATAGCTAAGTTATCAAAACCTACGGGCAATAAGATTGATGGATTTGTATATCATTCTAAAGATAAGCTTACTAATCTTATGAATAGATATACAAAAGAAATTAGTCTATGTGGTGGTTCTAACTTATGGTCTGTATACAATACACTTACTAATTATTCTACTCATGTATCTAATCAAGATTGGACGGGTACTACAGTAAATGAAAAAGGTAAGGTTGTTAAAGCAGACTTACAAGGGGCTAAGCATAACGTAGTCTACAATAGAGAACTAGCAGTGGCTAACAGCCTGAGCCATTCTCTATTCAGACAAGTTGCTTAAACTTTTAACTAACAGATTACTAGCTGGTATAATTACTAGCTAGTAATTACTAACAAGGACTAACAAATGACAACACAAAAAGAAGAGCAAAAAATAATAGATAAAATAATTAATCTATTACAAAAGTATGATGACAAAATAACAATGCTAGCTACGAATCAATATCATAATCTAGATACAGATGATGACATACCAACGCTTGTAGCTAAGCTTAGATTATTCTATGGACGACAAGTTCTAGATACTAATGTAACTCTTAAAGACTTAGAGATAACATTAGCTAACATCTAATACTAACCAGCAAGGCAGGTAGGAATTATAATCTTACCTGCCTATTTTTACGCCTACCCTAGACCCCCATACGCATATGTTTATATATATATATCTCTATTCCGCACAGCGGTGGGGGAAAATGAAAGGTATTGACATAAACACACCTCTCTAAAAAAAATTTCGAGCCTACGGCTGTTTTAGGAGGCAACACAAGATGTTGTGGTTAAGTTAATTATTTAACACAATATGTTGCTATCTGTTAAAAAAATAGTCATAATGAACTTGGACAACTACGCCTAATGAATGATAAACAAAGAATACAAGAAATTGTATCAACACTCAAAAAACGGCAAGTAGAATATAAACTCAATTACTACAAACCCTACAGATTTCAAAAAGACTTTCATAGAGCGGGCATAAACGCCAATCAAAGACTATTGATGGCGGCAAACCGAGTCGGCAAATCCTATGTGGGAGCTATGGAAATGGCTATGCACCTATCAGGTGATTACCCTGATTGGTGGGAAGGTAAAAGATTTAAAGAACCCATAAGAGCATGGGTTTGCGGGGCATCTAATGAAACCACCCGTGATATATGTCAAAAAGAATTATTTGGGCAACCCGACAACCCTAGAGATAAGGGCAGAGGTACTGTACCTAAACATCTCATTGGTGAAACGACAAGGAAACCAGGAGTGCCAAATGCACATTCCTCCGTACTTGTAAAACATATAACAGGAGGTTGGTCGAGAGTTGCCTTTAAAGCCTATGAAATGGGGGCTGAAAAATTTATGGGGGAGTCAATTGACCTTGTTTGGCTAGACGAGGAACCATCACAAGAAATCTACTCCCAATGTATAACTCGTACACTCGACAGACAAGGAATGGTTTATTTAACCTTTACGCCTGAATCGGGCATGACAGAGGTGGTACAGAACTTTACGACCGATTTAAAGCCATTACAGGCTCTTATAACGGCAGGCTGGGAAGATGCAGACCATTTAACAGCATCAATGAAAGAACAAATCCTACAAGCTTTGCCACCACATGAGCGTGAATTGCGTTCTAAGGGCATACCAATGATAGGTAGTGGATTGGTATTTCCTATATCAGAAGACAATTTAACTTGTGAACCTTTCCAAATACCTGAACATTTTGCACGGATTGCAGGTCTTGACTTTGGTTATGACCACCCTACAGCAGTAGTATGGGTAGCATGGGATAGAGATGAGGATATTGTATATATCTATGATTGCTACAGGATGTCAAAACAAACACCTGACTATCATGCAAGCCATATCAATGAAAGAGAAGGCTCGCACTATATACCTATCGCTTTCCCACATGATGGCTACCAGCACGATAAGGGCTCAGGCATAACATTGGCAGAGCAATACAGAACAGCTCACGTCAATATGTTGCCATTTCATTTTGAGAATCCACCTGCATTAGGCGAGAAGAAAGGTGGAAACAGTGTAGAAGCAGGATTGATGGACATGCTATCACGCATGGAACAGGGCAGATTTAAAGTATTTAACACAATGTACGACTGGTTTGATGAGTTTAGGCTCTACCACAGAAAAGACGGCAAGGTGGTTAAAATAAGAGATGACTTAATGTCAGCAACTCGTTACGCTGTTATGAGTCTTCGATATGCAGACACAGAAAAATCAAAATGGCACAAAGAAGGACGACTAGGTCCTGATGTAGCCATTGTTTAGGAGATAATAATGGCAGATAAGAAAAAACGCAGAGAATTAGAAGATGCGGCAATAAAAAAAAGAAAAGCAAACAAACCAACGAGAGTTCATAATTTTAAAACAGATAAACCAGGTCAATTTGTACCTAAAAAAAATACTATGAAAATTAGAGTACCTGGCAAAACATTGACTGTTCAAAAAAACTTTAGAGATTTAAGCAATACTAATCCACATAGAATTTACCCTGATTCAGATTTTGGAGAAGATAGGTCAGCAAAAATAATAGGTGATAGTCTCAAAAGAGGAGAAAGTCCATTTTCTAAATCAGCAGCTCAAAGATTCAAGGATAGATACACAAAATATTCGAAGAAATAATATGGCAAAAAAAAATAAAAACATGAGCGACAGCGAGCTTGCCTCGCATTTATCATCTGAAATAGAACAAGCTACAGGACACATGAATAGCGAACTCTCTAATCAAAGAGAGGACTCTATGAAATATTATCTTGGTGAAAAGTTTGGTAACGAGATTGATGGGCGTTCAGAGATTGTAACAACTGATGTAAGAGACACAGTCGAATACATTATGCCGAGCCTTATGCGTATATTTACCACGCACAAC